AGCGCCGTAGGCGACGAGCTGCATTAGACCACCGGATCCCATAGTTGTTTATACCTGAGCCCGAGAAAATAATTTTGGGCTCCGGGAGGTTTTTTGTTAAGAATTCCCGCCCGCATGGACTCTTGTGGGTCCTACGGTCTAAACCTTCATATTTACTTTTCTTAGTATAAGTGGTACCATGTCCCAACCCTTATCGTTAGACAACCTATTGAAGCCAATGGGTGAAAACGAGCCCGCCGCTCCCCGAATACCTAAGACGCTTGAACCGGCAAAAACGTTAGAATCTTTCCATACACAACAAATTCACAAGATTCGCGAGGAGAAGAATAATCTTCCGAAACTGCGTTCAGAACTTGCCGAAAAGAAGGAAAAACTTGCCGCCGTTGAGCGCCAATTTATGGAGCCAAGCGCGTTAACCAACGCAAACGACGTATTAGTCCTGGCATCCCGACAAAAATTAGAAGAAGATGTTATCGCCCTTGAAAAAGCGATTCAAAAACTGGAAGACGGTACCGCCGAAGCCGATTACTTTTTACGTGTCGGCGATATTCTATTTTCCTACAGCGACGCCCAAGAACGTATCGCCGGCGGCGAAAAGCCCATAGAAGCGACGGCTAAGGGAAAAATGCCCGCTAATAGCGTTTATTCGTATTTTACCGCCGAGGTTGATGATAAGTCCACCAAGACGAACGATTTAATCCCTGAAGTGCGGAAAGCGTCTGCGATTACGAACACAATTGGATTTAAGCGCGATAAGGCGCTAGAGTCGTATCTGACGGCGCTCAATCCTACCGCTATCCAACACGAAAATAGCATCGCTTCGTCCATTACAGAGAACTTTGGAAATTGTGCTATTTGTGAATCTGAAATGTTATTTAATGAGACCTTTTTGGACTGCCCTCAGTGCGGATACCGTGACTATGTTCTGGTTGATTCTGAGAAGCCGTCCTATAAGGATCCGCCGCGCGAAATGTCGTACTACGCCTATAAGAAAATTAATCACTTGAACGAATGGCTGGCGCAATTCCAAGCAAAAGAAACTACCGAAATATCGCCTGCTATTCTGGACCAAATCAAACAGGAACTCCGCAAGGAACGTATTACTGACATGAGCAAACTCAAGCCTTCCAAGTTGAAGGATGTTATTAAAAAGCTAAAACTGAATCGTTGTTACGATCATGTGGCACATATTTTGAATCGGCTCAACGGTATTTCGGCGCCCGTTTTGTCGCGCGAAGTAGAGGAAAAACTTCGGTATATGTTTAAGGAAATCCAATTTAGTTTCGTGAAACATTGCCCTAAGAAGCGCTCTAACTTCTTATCGTATTCGTTTGTACTTTATAAGTTCTGTGAATTGCTAGAGTTGGATGATTATTTGCCCTGTTTCCCCCTGCTCAAGAGCCGCGAGAAACTCTATATGCAGGATAAGATTTGGCAGAAAATCTGTGAAGATATGGGTTGGGAGTTTATCAGAACTGTTTAATAATATCTGTATATATTGCAATAAATTCGTGGTTATAAATTGCTAAATAAACTTCGTGAAATTTGGTAGGATACTTTTTCGCCTCTGCTATTGCAATGGCGTGCGCCTTTCTACTCGCTTCGCTACATACAGGTATTAAAACACTAATATCTGTATGTATTTGGTTTTTTACATCCATTAGTGGATCCCTAGAGATTCGTAATAACTTTTTGGGTCGGTTTGAACGGACTGGGGCTGTTTTGGCGGCTCCGTTAAAAACATATTGCTGACACCGCTAATAGGTAAAATAGCACCGTAACCTAACGTATCAATAATATACGAAAAGAGCGGTTGGTTTTCGTGGTTGGACTCAAAGATAATTGTAGGATAATTATTTTGTTTGATAGTCTGGGTAGCACCTTTGAGAACATTTAACTCATTATCTTCTACGTCCATCTTGATAAAGGTAATATTTCGGAAATTATACGAATCTAGCGTTCGTACTTCTACCTGCTCTTGGGCAAGAATTGGGTCACTGAATGATTGTAGAGATGATCCGCCGCCGTCTTGACTACGAATATTCAAAGTCATTGTACCTACTTGATCTGGGGCACCTAATGCTACATTATGCGCCGTTACGTTTTTTGCGTTGGACAAGGCGATTGATCCGCATAGTGCGTAAAAGGTCATTTTCTGGGGCTCAAAACTATGAATCTTAGCAGCGCTATTTGCTAGCGCAATAGAATAGGTTCCCGTATGAGCGCCAATATCTAGCACCGTACCCTGTTTGCAAAACTGCTTACACCATTGAATAAGACTCTTTTCAAAGAGCCCGTGTTGAATATAGTACGGTAGATTATTGGCAGGAAGAATATACGACGCCTTGGAATTTAGAAACACAAGTTGATTATTTTCATTATTTGCAATATCATCGGCAGAGTGTTTTGTAAGAATAAAATATGTCGTGGACATTCTCTATGAGTAGGTCTAAATCTTACTCTAAATAGAGACCTATCCCGAATGCCCGTCTATGTAGGATTTGATATGGGTATCCGCAATCTCGCATACTGTATCATTGAACACGGTATTTCTGGAGAATGGTCTATTGCTGCTTGGGATAACGTAGATTTGCTTGAGGGCGGCGAAACTGCCCAGACTGCTAAATCGTGCAACGGTTGCGGCGGTGGCGCAAAGTGGATTTGTGTTGCGGACGGGACGAAATGGTGCAAGGCATGCGCTAGCGGTATTCGTGTCAAGAAATCGGCTACGTCAAAGCCGTCGCTGCCCTGCTTGCCGTGCGATATGGGGGCAAAAGAGCTCAAGGCATTGGCTACGGGGCGAGGTGTAGATGCTAAGAAGATGAAGAAGCCCGAGCTGGTCGCATGGGCACAAAAAATGTACCTAGTGCCCTGGAAAGCGGTAAAGACAATGTCGGTCGGTTTGGATACAATTCGTAAAGCCATGGATACCTGGTTAACATCTGTACTTTCATCAATGGCTCGGGCTGAATTGATTCGGCTGGAAAATCAGCCGGCGATGAAAAATCCTACTATGAAATCGGTACAGATTATGCTATATACACTATTAGCGCATCGTTTGGAAACAGAGTATTTTTGGACCGGTAATATTGACTTTGTCCACGCCGGCGTCAAGTCACGCGCCGTAGATTACACCGATATTAGCGGAGCTTCAGGCGAATATAAGGCACGTAAAGATGGCGCTGAAGCCGATGTTACTGCTATTTTGGCAAAGGGAGGAGAGAAGGCTTCTGTATGGGCTAAATTCTTTGCGGGACGGAGCAAGAAGTCCGATTTAGCCGATGCTTTTCTTATGGCGTACCGGCATAACTGAGCCACTCCGTCTTCATTAGATTTTTAAAGGCAATAAATTCCATATCAGAATCTGGTGTATACTGTTGTTTTACCCCATTGTCGCCCAAGTAATCAAAATAATCATAGTGGGCGTCGTCGTCCTCATTATACATATAGCACTGTATAGTTATACACGGCTCTGTGTTAGCTGGAAGATTTGTGAGTCGGTGGACCTGATTGAGCATCGGACTAATCCAAGTTACGTCGTCCTTTATAAAATTTGTGGTGGCAAACGGTAAGACTGTATCCTTTTCGTCGCACAAAAAAGGGAATAGCTCCACCTGAATAGTTCCGTGAAGCACACGAATTACCGCGTTGGCAGCGGAATGACTATGTATTGGCGAATAGTGTCCTACCGGCCAGATTTCCATCACATACGGCACACCAGGTGATTCGCCATTGTTCTGCCCCAAGGTGATGCGTAGGTAGGTCTCCTGCGGATGCGGGTCCTTGCTGAATTCTTTCGCTTTTTCTGCCAGGCGCTTGTAGCACCAACAGTTTGGATTTTCAATGCTATGCTTGATGGCTTTGGAAAAGTCAGGAAACTCCTCGTCATCTAACAGAAATTTCTTGCCGTTAATACAATCGTAGAGTTTCTGGGACATTGGTGAAAGATTTGCCTTCGGTAAGAATTTGCCGCTTGCCACATCGCTCATGGTTAATTCATCTACATTTTTCACAACAAGTGGCACAACACTGGTAATAGGATCGCGTAAAAATCGCATAGGAAGCAATGTTATACTTCCTATTTGTAATGAAACTAAGCTTTCTAAGAAAGCGGTTGCGTCATACGGGAATTTATAGTGATAAATAACCGTTTCCTCACGCGGTTCCCCAACACCCGCATAGAGGGTTTGATTGTGAGTGTCAATGCTAAACCAGTAAAAAGCGCCATTTTTGTTCAATAAACCTGTCTTGTTCTGTGGATCAATAAGTGGTTCAAAAGTGGCTAGATTTGTTACATAGATAGCACCAACTGAAAATATTACTTTTAATCCGGCAGTTTTGTCTTTGTTTGCGCAATAAAATATAGCCGGTGTTACATTGTCAGTAGTCTTAAACACAAATGTGCCTTGACCATGAATAATGAAAGGAATGTCCGAACCAAGAGATACTGATTTGAGATGACGCACACGGGGAACAGACGCCATTTATTCTGGATGGATAAAATTCAATTTTTCCTAAGACGCATTTGCGTTCATTCATCTAAAATGAAGGCAAAGGAGGTAAAAGAAGGAAACTATGAGCGGTCCTACGATCCGTATATCCGATGGCGGGTCGTTCCCCGAAATCTCGGCGAGCCAGGACATGGGTCGGTCACTTGATATTAACCAAAACGATTTTGACCTCAATCTCCTCGGCAATCAGCGCAAGATTGCGGGCTCTGTCGGTCGTCCGGCGTCTCCGGCTGCTGAGATGAAGGCAGTAGATGATATTGAATTTGTAAGCCTTGATGATACAAATGTAACATTTGATGTGAAGCCGTCCGGTGGTGGTGATAACATCCGCATTATGCGCGAGACGGGTCCCTCGGCGCCTATCGGCGGCGGAGGAGGTGGTGGCGAACCATTCCGTCTTGGCGGTTCTGCCTCATCCGCACCGACAATGTCAACACAGCCGACAGCTGCTCCAAGTGTAACAACGAGTGCCACTACGACGACTGCCGCACCCGCCGCCAAGTCGTGGTTCTCTAGCATTCCTGGTCTAGGTGGTGCGACGAATCCTGTTGCTAACGCCGCGGCTGCTGCGCCTGCTGCCGGTGGTTTCCGCAGCTGGTTTAGCGGTAGTGATGCACCCGCTCCTGCACCTGCTATTGCTCAGACGCCCGCTGTATACCTGACTCCCGAACAAGAAGCGGGTAAGAAGACGGAGGGTTTAACGATTCTAGAGCGCATGGACCGCAAGGGCATTAGCGGCACGAAGATGTCCATGAGCAATACGCTAGAGGAGATTAATTCCGAGGTAGCACGCCGTAAGGACTCCAAGGGTCTGGAGGCGTCGCTGCGCTTCCAGCGCTCAATGCTCACGACCGTCACCAGCGGTATGGAGTTTCTCAATAGCCGCTACGACCCGCTCGGACTCCATCTGGATGGCTGGTCCGAGCAGGTGAACGAGAACATTGAGGACTATGACGAGATCTTTGAGGAGCTGTACGACAAGTACAAGGATAAGAGCAAGGTGGCGCCTGAGGTCCGCCTCATTCTATCACTCGG